TATGGAATGGTAGATGCCCCCACTCCCCATGAGGGGGGAACATATCTGGTGGTTGCCAGAGAAAACAATCTTATCATAATGGAGGAAAAATGACCGTAACAATAGAAGCAACGTTCCCTGATGTGAACTATTCCAAACAGTTTGACGGGACCACGTTCGGTTGGTTCCCTGATAAAGTGGTCATGCCTGCCGGAACGGCAGGCGGCATCTATCTACCAAAAGAAGCGACAGGGAAACAGGTTGTCGCTTTTGTATTGGATGATGATGAGATTGAGATGTACGTTGAAATATCCGGGGATGATATGACCTTGGCAAAGATGTTCACCCGCCATGTCAGCATATACGATACAAAGATTGCCAACAAACAGGCAGCAGTATCCCGCATCTATCTTCCGAAAGAGGAGGTGGGGAAAGACGTGTTTGCCGTGGTAATCGAATGAACTTATCGGAAATTCCGAATAGTTCAAAACTTTTTTTCTGAAAAATAGATTGGCAGGTATTTACTGTTCGTTTCCCGTTTCGATACGTACTGATGTGATAACCCGGTCAGACGTATATCCGACTATCAGTTCTCTCACTTCAGCAGCCGGTTTGATTTCAATTGGATAGTCACATAGGGGTTTTACTTCGTTGATAAACTGTTTTGCACAGGATACGGTGGTGAACCAGTCCAGAACCACATCAAACCGACCGGAATTAATGCATACGCAAAAATCTGCATTCATAGTAACATATTAGGGTGCCTATTTCGACATGATATACGTGTCGCTTTTCACTACTCCGTAATGCAATAACAGGTATTCATGGCAGGGAAAGTTGGACCATCTGAACAGATTACGTGCAGGATTTCGCCAACCCTGAAACGTCGATGCGAATCACTGGTATCATGTGGAGAATACTGTTCGCTCACAGACCTGGTAGAAGATGCATTACAGTATTATATCAACCGAAAAGACCTGAGACGGGATTTAATCTATACGATTGTGGATAAGGTCTCAAAAGAGATGGATACCCGAATGGATGCAAAATTAAGTGAGAAACTATATTCCCCGCATAACGAGGAGTTTCTGGTGAACATATCAGAACAAGCTCTGGAACGTGTAGCACAGCGAAGAAACCCCTGATTCGCGCAACCTCTTTTTTGTTCCTGATAGGTATCATCATGCGAGGATACCCAGGAAAACCACGGATAAATTAAACAGAATACTTAAAGCCGTTCAACAGAATGGAATATCTTTAAATATTGCCACCGAATATTACGGTATGGTGTCGATAACGGTTCCGTCCCGGTCAGGAACCAGATATATCAGCAATATCAAGAATTTTGCGAAAAATGCGATCACGGTGGACACGTTATACAAGTTTTCCCGCACCGCATACGGGAAAGGTCTGTTTATTAAGTTCTCTGCAATGGTATTCTCCAAACTGCCGACCCTGGCAGTATATGACCCGAATAACGATGTGGATGAGAAAACCCAATTAATTCTCTCAAACCTGCTCAAGAGTCCGAAGTTTTCTCTATTAACTGCCGGACAGTTCCGGTTATATGACAAGTTTTTTTACGGCCCCACGATATTCAACCCGGTATGGGAGAAGAACAAGGAAGGGATAATTGCACCAAAAGAACTGGTCAGACTCCCGCCACATTCATTTGCAAAACAACCATCAGGCCGGGAAAAATATACTGAATACCTGTTAGGGATAACCCTGGACCCGTCAGGTGAAAATATCGAATGCTGGCAGACAGTCGGGTCCAACAAGGCAGAACTCCTGAACCCGGATGATATCATCATATGTCAGTCACCGATTGTGGATGGACTGGTTGAAACACCCCTGATTGAACCTATCATCCCGTTTATTGATATGCTGATATACGGCTGGGAAACGAACGTGCAGGTGATGAAACGGGGTGCAGCTCCTATCCTCTTCATCAAAATTACCAACCCACAACCGGCATGTGAAGCGAATGATTTCACATCAGATGAGGATTATGCAAACATGATTCTCGAAAATTGGGATAAAGACACAGCGTTCAGTCTCCGCAGCAACATGGAGATTATCGAATATAAATATGAAAACACGATAAACCTTGAAATCATCGAAGCCTTGTATCAGCATATCATCTATACGTTAAACCCGGCTTCCTTCTTCGATGATGATTCCACCAGGCTTGGCGGGTCGGATAAAGGGAAACTTGAACTGATGGCCGCGTTTATCGGTGGTATCCAGGCTGAGATAGAACAACAACTGAACGACCTGATAAACCCGTTCTTCCAATACAATTCGTTTGCACCAGGATACCGGGCAGAAGTCACCATTCCACGGATGAATATCAGTTCCCGGGAACTTGACCTGAAAGAAGCAGAACTCGGAGCAGTCCATGGTTACTTGTCTCCCAATGAATGCCGGGAACGGTCTGGAGCTGAAGGACTGGATGAAGAGTCATTCAAACAACTGGTAGATGAATGGAGTCTCCTGAAGTCCGTGACCGGTTCAACCCAGGTATCCACGGCTGCAAAGACAGCATTCCCTGATGTTGTACTGAGGAAAGACGTTCCTGATGCTGATGACCTGGCAGACTCATTGGAAACAGACCTGCATCAGATGATAGATGAGGCAACCAGGGATATCATCAGCACAATGAGGAAAGCCCGGTCATGAGTGACCTTGATATCGCAACCGAACTGGCAATATCAGGTATCCTGTCTGAGCTGGTAGACCGGATGAGAGAACGGATATCGGAGACCGTTGCACAGTCAGCGTTCTATGGTATCATCCAGGCACAGCGGGAATTGAAACTCCCTATCAACCCGGCAGCCGCAAAACAACCTGCTCTTACCTACGCACAGCGGTATCAGGATGAACTGAACCGGGGCGGGACCACTATCAATAAAGAATGGATACCGTGGTTTGAAAAATACGATGCAAAAACCAATGCTGATGCATTATCTGAAATCATCACCAAGGGTATCAGAGAAGGAAAACCATTAGGGAGATGGGAATACAGGGGGATGGATGGAATATACCCGTCTGATACCGTTGCTGATGATATCATGAAACATATGGGACAGCAGTACAAGTCCGGGGCTTCACGTATTGCACGTACTGAGGTTGTCAGAACATTGAACGAAAACTCATTGGACCGGTACAAGGCGTCACAGGTCACTCATGTCATGGTCAGGGATGGATGCGGGTGTGCCGTTTGTGCAGAGATAAACGGGTCCATATGGACTATAGAAGAGTCGTATCACAGGACGACTGAGCATCCAAATTGCAGGAGAAGTTTCACCCCGATAGTGCCCGGATTCCCATTACCGGAACAGATGGCCGCGTCACCCATGCCCGAAGATGACCCCGGCAGCAGTTATTACCAGGAGGATTAATGCCGAAAGGACAACCACTTGACCCACAAACCAAAGCAACTATCAGAAGAATGTCTGAAACCTGTTCCAAGAACGGCATTGCCAGGAAACTTGGGATAAGTCGTATAACAGTTATCAGAGTGCTGAAAAACGAATAACCATTTTGTTGATGATAACAAGATGGTTCCTATTTTTGATGAGGTCCGAATGCTGCTATCTCTTTCATGATATCATTCAGACATTCCAGGCATTCGGAATAACTGAATACATCACCCATTATTGCGACTTTATACCGGATGTAATCAAGAACATCAGCCGGGTGAATGAGAACACAACCATCAACAATAGTGTATGAGAACCAGTCGTTGAATTGACCTTCCTTGTATTGGTATTGGTAGAGTTTTGTCATCGTTTTACTCCAAATACAGACGGGTCGGTTGTGTTATGCAGTATCCACCGTTTTCAAAACCATCATGAGAACAGATGGTTATCTGGATATGTGCAGGTTTTAATGCCTGTCTACATCGTCTCCGGTATAGTTCAGGGTCTATTGTAGTCATATTTTCGTTGCATTTCACGATGAAACTCTTCAGACCGTTTCAATGTCTCCGGGTCGTTTATGATTAATTCTATCCTGCGTTTATAGTCCTCTAGTTCCTGTTTAGTCATCATGTTACCAACTGTTAAGGATTGCTTAATGGTTCATCATCCTGGTAGAGACATTCCCCGCAGTCACGGGTAGAGCGTTCTTCCACTGGTGGTATCATCCAATCACCCCCGAATCAAACAGATTTTGATACTCATGCCTGGTCAGATGATATCTACACGGTGCCGGTCTTTTAATTCCTGTGCTTTCCCGGCATTGAATCCGGCAACGTCGGCCATGTAGCCTGTAATTCGACTGATCTGTGAAACGTCATGACATCCACATTCCGGACAGCATGGTTCACCGCAGAGCGGGCAGTATGCCAGACCGTCGAGGACGCCATGGGTGCAGGTCAGGTTATCCCTCGGACACATCTCTTTCAGACCCAGGTTGCTCTTACATTGCGGGCAGTTGCTGGCTATCAGGTCAGACTCATCAATTACGATATGGCATACGTGACATTTGTATTTCATTCAATCCCGCTCCTAATTTCAGACACGTGTTGTTTTACCCATTCCGAAAACGAATCCGCATCACCATGAATAATGAAATACCCATCTGCTGATAATGGAAATACAGGGAATGTGTTCAGTTTAGATTCCGCAATTAATCTCGGAACGCTGGATGCATCACCAGGGATGATGGTTTCAAGTTCAATGTCTGATAAGATGGTCGCATCTTTAACTATTAATTTTCCATTCCATTCTTCAATAACCAGGTTCATTCTACAATCAATATCAATAATATTTTTAGTCATTCTTCCGTCTCCCATTCATCATGATATTCTAATACTTTTCTTAAAACGTCCCTGAAAGGAACGTTGTATTTCTGTGATGTGTGTTCCATCTTCTGACAGATAGATATTACGGCAGCATCAAGACCGGTGCAGGTCATTCTGTATCTCCTTCAACGTTTTCAGTGGTATGAGTTTCATTATCTCGTTGAGCATCTGGTATTTCAGGGGGCTGGAATAGTCAGACTTACTGATGATTTTGAACATTTCCACCATCTCTTCATCGGGCACAAAGATATCTAGACCATCTTCAAAAATTGTGGTTTTCATTTGTTCTCCTCCAGCGGGCACCAGTCTGGGATGAGAGGGTAGTCAGAGAACTTTCGACAGCGGAGGATGCCGCCCTCATTGCACCACTGGCTTGCCC